CAGGCCAACAATGTTTTCTTTAAAGGATTTAGAACACGTATCGATAAGTCCCCTTGGTTTGTTGGAAAGTATACAGAAAAAGCATCTGAAATTAAATTTAATAAAAATATTACAGTTCACTCAGGACACTCAGAAAGAGAGGCCTGGGAAGGATACAACGTTATTGTAATTATCCTTGATGAGATCTCAGGTTTTGCTACAGAAAACACCACAGGACATGAGCAGGCAAAAACTGGTAGCGCTATCTATGAGATGTATAGGGCATCAGTAGATTCACGTTTTCCAGATTATGGTAAGGTAATTCTTCTTTCTTTCCCACGCTATAAGAATGACTATATACAGCAAAGATACGATGATGTTATTGCAGAAAAAGAAACTGTAATAAGATCACATCATTTTAAATTAGATACAGAATTGCCAGACGGAACTGAAGGTAACGAGTTTGATATTGAATGGGAAGAAGATCATATTTTATCTTATAAGTATCCAAGAATGTATGCTCTTAAAAGACCAACATGGGAAATTAATCCAACAAGAAGTATTGATGATTTTAAGGTAGCATTCTACAAGAACGCACCAGACGCCCTTGGAAGATTTGCATGTATGCCAGCAGAGGCAATTGATGCATTCTTTAAGTCTAGAGAAAAATTGAAAAAGCTTTTAGTAACATGGCATTAGCAGTAGATGAGTTTGGTAGATTTGAAAATTGGTTTGCACCAGATCCAGACAAGGAATATTTCTTACACGTAGACCTTGCACAGAAGCATGACCATTGTGCAGTTGCTATGGCACACGTACAGAAGTGGGTAAATGTAAAAGTAACTGATACTTATTCTCAGCCAGCGCCTATTGTAGAAGTTGATGCTGTAAGATATTGGACGCCAACTGCGGATAAGTCAGTAGACTTTACAGAGGTTAAAGACTATATCTTGTCACTTAGAACTAAGGGATTTAAAATTCGTGTCTGCACATTTGACCGTTGGAATTCACATGATATGATGCAGCAATTAAAACAATATGGAATTAATACAGAGACATTGTCAGTAGCAAAGAAGCACTATGATGATATGGCGATGGTTGTGGCAGAAGATAGATTAACTGGACCAGCTATTAAATTATTGATAGACGAATTGCTACAGTTAAAGATTATGAGAGATAAAGTTGACCACCCTAGAAAGGGATCAAAAGACTTGGCGGACGCAGTTTGTGGATCTATATTTAATGCTATTAGTAGAAGTAGGCCACAGAACAATGAAGAGATAGACATACATACTTATAGTTCTTTAAAGTGGGATAGAGAAAATGAGGATGACACTATAGTTACAAACATGATCAGGGCACCAAGAATGCCAAGGGACTTATCTGATGCATTAGACGGAATGGAAATAGTATGAGTATATATCAGGAAAAAGCTAAAGAATGCAAGTGCTGTGGTAAGCATGTACCTCTACCAACAGTTCTAAAAGAGTATAATGGTATACAAGTATGCCCTACAACATTTGCAAATATCGTAGAGTATAAAAGAATATGGAAGTCATTAGGGACAAGGCCTATGGGTAATATTAGGAAACATTTTTCTGAATATGTCCAGCAAGTAGTTGAAGAAACTATTGACAAAAATGAAGATGGAACGCTACAATAGAGACTTGGCAACAGTAGCCAAGTTGGTTAAGGCCCCGAACTCATAATTCGGTTATTCGTAGGTTCAAGTCCTACCTGTTGCACAAAGGAGATTTTATGTACGAAGATGAAGAGGATGACGATATGAAATTGGCACACTACCTAGAGATAGGCGCTGTTTCCGTAGAAGGCGTTGATGAAAATGGTGAGATGATATTCTCAATTAGTGAGAGTGCAAAAGAACTGGCACCAGAATTATGGCAGGCACATATTGAATATGTTGACTCAGCCATGATGAAGTTATACGAAGAAGGTTTGATGGAGGTTGAGTACGATGAGAATCTTGAAGCAACTCTTCATCTTAGTCCAGAAGGACATAGAATAGCAAAAGAAATGGGTCTCATAGAAATGGATATTAGTGAGATACCTAATGATTAGGAGATAATTATGCCTTGGAAAATTGAACAAAATGTTGCTGGTTGCAAGGGCTATGCGGTTGTAAAGGAAGATTCAGGAGAGCTTGTAAGCTGTCATCCAGGAAAGTCCGCAGCAGTTGCACACCTACAAGCACTTTATGCTTCAGAAGCAGACGCTAAAAAAATGCAGGACAAAAAGAAAAAGATACTTTAATACTTATTTAGATTATGATATAATATTATTAGGTCGCCATTAGGGGCCTATTAAATTAACTTATTCGCTTAAAGGAGGAATAAAATGGTAACACATTTCACATTGGATCTTTTTAAGGATCCTTTTTTTATTGGCTTCAACGATATGTTTGATCGCCTAAATACAGTACATACAACAGCATCGCATCAATCCTATCCACCATACAATATTGTAAAGGTGGAAGATGACGTATTCCGTGTAGACCTAGCTTTGGCTGGTTTTGATAAGAAGGACGTTGATGTGACTCTAGATAATGGAACCCTAGTAATTAAGGGTGAAGTTTCTACAGAGGATGCTGGTGAGGCAATCCATAAAGGAATTGCTGCCCGTAAATTTACCCGCACATTTGCGCTTGGTGAATATATGGAAGTCACTGGTGCTGAACTGAAGAATGGTCTTCTATCCGTTACAGTTGAAAAAATTGTACCTGAAGATAAGAAGCCAAAGACAATTAAAATCAAGTAAGATATAATAGTAGTCTGCACCCCGTCACTGGGGAGTCGCAGACTATATGCGGGCCGCTACCCGCAGGATACACCTGAGCAAGTGTATAAACTGCTCCTTAAAATTTAGGGAGAGAAATGCCAACGTACGAATACAATTGTGTGAATTGTAAAGTTAATAAAGAGATTCCAAAACCAATTACACAGTCAGATACAGTTGAACTGTGTGATAAATGCGGGGAAGCAATGAACAAAGTGTATGGTACATTTGGTATTCAGTTTAAAGGCAACGGCTTCTATAAGACAGATAACGCTAAGTAGTTCAATGATATAATTAACTAAATAAACAAATCGTTTGTTTAGGAGTTATTAGTTGACTAGGACTAAGTTATGGAGATTATCTTTAGCCGCCATTTTAGGGTTTGGTTGGCTATTTCTCACACCTGCTTATAGTGATGATCCACTAAGTTTAGCCGCTCAAGAAATACAAGAGCTTAATGAAAAGGTTGGCAACTTAACAGAAGAGGCTGAAACTCAAGCCTTAATAGATATAGCAGAACAAAAATATGATGATGCGGTAGCAGCAAAGCAAGCTAGAGATGCTGCATATGCTGCATATGATGCGGCAGTAACAGCAGAGGCAACGGCATTGTCTGAAAAAAATACAGCACAAGCAGCAGTAGATGGACAAACAGTAACAATTGCAACAGCATTAGCTCAAAAGAATTCTGCTAAAGATGCTTTAGATATAGCACAAATAAACCTTGCAACAGCAAATAGCAATCTTCAATCAGCTCAATCAGTAATTGATAATGCTGGCGGAGACGGACTTCAATATACTGTATATAACTTAGCAAGAATATGGCCTAGTTATGCAGTACCAGATTCTGTAATTTGTTCTGGCACATGGAACTCAAACTATATGAATCTACCAGTTTGTGGTAATAGGTATGAAAATATAGTAGTAAAGTTTACTGGTAAAATCACAGTGCCTTCATGGTTTACAACAGTAGCATTTGCAGGATACACAGATGATGGTTTTAAAATGTATATCGATGGAAACCTTGCAGTTAACAACTGGGTAGAGCAGGGAGTAAGATGGAGTTCTTGGTCTCCAACATATGATGTAAGCGAAGATAAGACTTTAGATGTAGAGATATGGTGGTATAACGGAGGAGGCCCAGGATCCTACCATCTTGGATGGACAATTCCTGGTGGAATGACTGGCGCAGGATGTGACTATGCTGGAAATCCAAGAGTATGGGGAGAAGATTTTAGTTGTAATCTTAATACATTTTCTTCTGGCCCTGGTGCAACACAGGCACAAATTGATGCATATAATGCAGCAGTAACTGCAAAAACGACGGCACAGACAGACTATAATACTAAGCTTGCCACATATAATACAAAACTTTCTGCATATAATACTGCAAACGCTACTCTAACAACATATAATCAAACGCTGACAACTAAGACTACTACATATAATACTGCTGTAACAACTACAGCAAATGCTTTAACTGCTAAAAATAATACACAGTCAGCTTACGATCAATCTATTGTTGATTTAAATAATGCAATAGATGATGCATGGGAATTATATAATGAAACTTGGCAATTTGAAGAACAACAAAGAGTTGCTGCAGCAATTGCTGCTGCTATGGCAAATCAACCACAGCCAACTCCAGATGCAACAATTGATCCTACTCCTGAACCTTCTCCAGAACCATCACCTGAGCAAACTGAACAAGTCGATCCCACTCCAACTCCAGATTCTGAAACAACAGATGAGCCAACGCCAGATCCAACTTCTGATCCAGAGCCCACTGTTGAGCCTTCACCAGAGCCTTCACCTCAGCCATCGGATATAAATCCAGACCCAACTCCTGAACCAGAGCCAACTCCTGCTGAACCTTCTTCAAAACCATCTGCTAATACTATCACAGAAGAAACAGCAAATCTAATTGCAGATTTAACAAGTAAAGATACATTAACTAAATTAACTCCAGAGCAGAAAGCGGCGGTTGCAGAAGGCCTTGGTATTAGAGCATCAGAAATAGCAAAGGTGGCAGCATTAGCCGCTACTGATAAAAATTTAGCAACAGCTCTAGAAGAATTCGGTGATAGAATTAAAGAGAACGCTAGTGCTCCAATGCCATACACTTTAGCAGATGCAACAACAGAGGTTGCCACAGAAGCATTTTTATCAGACCCAATTGGAGCTATTGCAGATATTGATTTTGAAAAATTACTTAGCCCATCAGAATGGGGCAAAGACATGACAGATGACCAGAGAGAAAAGGCACAGGAGGTTGTGGTGCCAGTAATTATTGCAGGAAATATTGTGGCAGCAGCCATGACAAGGAGGATATAATGAAAATAATTAAAGGTTTCTTTAATTGGATATGGGAAGCGATCAAGGAAAGTATAGCCCAGCTATGGACCCTCCTTGGATTTTTCATAGCCTGGTTGACCCTTACTGGGACGGCACAGGATGTAGTAGGCCTAGCAACAGTAATAGTTACTGTAATTTGGCTAATTACCATACCTTTAAGAAAAGACGAGGAATAGGGTATAATAGTGGTATGAAAAGAATAACTGCTATTGCTTTGTCAGGTCTATTAATGCTATCATTAACTAGCTGCGGCTATCAGGGGTCATATAGATACCCATGCCAAGACCCTGCAAATTGGAAGAATGCTGAATGCAACCCGCCAATTTGTGAAGCAACTGGCACATGCACTAAAGATGTAATTGGTAAAGCATCAACTACTACTACTGAAACAGGTACTACAAATGGCTAAAGAGAGACTAAGTCCACAAGATCTGGACGCTAGATTAAAATTTATTTTAGGAATCACATTGGGTTCCATTCTATTCCTTACAGCGGTAGGAATTCTATACGGACTTTTGTTTGTAACGCAACCAATCGGAGCACAGTCAGAGAATGATAAGATGTTCTTCAATGTTCTTGGAAGCGTGGCAACATTTATTACAGGAACACTTGCTGGTCTATTGATTGGACAAAGCGGTGCAAAAGATATTATGAAGGCACAGCTCGATAACAAAGAGATGGATGCTAAGAATACACAGGCGGATAAGAAGCTTGAAGCAGAAATTGATGCAACAATGGCACGTCTTGCAGCAAAGCCAGACGGACAAATGCCAGAACAGCAACCAGTTGATACTGATTGGGATAAGGACTAATAATGGCAGATCAAGGTACAGCAGCACGTTTAATTGAAGTTGCTACAGCAGAACTAGGAACCATTGAAGGTCCTAAAGATAATGAAACAAAATATGGTGCATTTACAAAAGCTAACTTCCAGCCATGGTGTGGATCTTTCGTAATGTGGTGTGCTAATGAAGCTGGCGTAAAAGTTCCTAACACTGTTTATACTCCAGGTGGAGCACAAGCATTTAAGAAAGCTGGTGCATGGATTGATGGAGATTTAGCAGATCCAGAACCAGGAGATATTGCTTATTTTGATTTCCCATCAGATGGTGTCGATAGGATCAGTCACGTAGGAATTGTTATCAAGGATAACGAAGACGGTACTGTTTGGTGTATCGAAGGAAATACTAGCCCAGATAAAAAGGGATCACAAAGAAATGGCGGACAGGTTTCTAAGAAGCTTCGTGCATTTAGAAAGAATAAGCAAGGAGAGATGATTTCCATTGTTGGATTTGGACGCCCTAAATTTAAAGGTGCAGGAGCAGCAAAATCAGCAACTTCATCTTCAGAAAAGAAAGTCTGTCCAACCTGTCATCAAGAAGTTAGATAATGAAAACATATAGCGTCAAACTTGAAGTAAATGCAGAAGTGCAAGCATTTAGCGAAGAAGATGCTGCAGATTACATCAACGATATATTTGGTGTAGATGAAGAAGTTAAATCAGTTAAAGTAACTAGCGTCAAGGAGAAGTAATGGCTAAAGAAGGATACAAACCAACCGCTGGCATGCAGTCTGCAGCCCGTCGTGCAATTAAATTAAAAGAGCAGGGTAAAGCAAAGGGTGCAGGGACAGCAGTAGGTTGGACTCGTGCAGGACAACTTGCTAGAGGTGAAACTCTTAGCCTATCAACAGTTAAAAGAATGTATTCTTTCTTCTCACGCCATGAAGTAGACAAGAAGGGTAAGGACTGGGACAACGCAGAAAATCCATCTAACGGAAAGATTATGTGGTTAGCATGGGGCGGAGACGCAGGGTTTTCTTGGTCTAGAAAGATTGTAGAAAGAGAGAAGAATATGAAGAAGTCGCTAACAACAAATGAATTAGTAGAAGAAATTAAAGATATTTTAGATGATGTGGTTAATCCAGCAGATACAGTAGTTGAGATTCCAGATGACGAAGATATCACAAAAGCATTAAGAGCAGAAGTTACAAAAGAACAGCTTGGTATGGTTATCGAGCATCTAATGGAAGCAATTGAGTCAATGATTGAAATGCCAGAAGAAGACGATGCAGAGGAATCAGATTCAGCAGAGATGGAAACAGAAGATTCAAATTCTTCAAATCCAGCACCTGTTGGAGATCCTATGAAGAACGAAGTTAACTGGCCAGTAAGCAAGGCATATCAGGATTGCGGATGCGAAACATGCAAGGCAAAAGGTATTGAATGCGATAAATGCGAAGAGTGCATGAGCAAGTCATACGAATCAGACAATGAAGATGAAGATAAATGGGATAATATGGAAAAGGCCTGCTGGTCAGGATATACCCAAAGAGGCATGAAAGAAAAGAATGGAAGAATGGTACCAAATTGTGTACCAGTTGAAAAAGCTCACGAATCTACAGAGACAAAAGAAGAAGTAAAAAAGTCCGTATGGAACGGAACTTTTATTAAATAGTCTATTGACATAGCCGCAGTATTTCCTGTATAATAATATCAGTGGGATGCTGCGGTTTATGTTTAGGGAATGATGTTAAATTTAACAGAACTAGGTGTCGAAGTCTTTATCAAAAAGGCTAAAAATATAACCCCGTATTGGGACAATTACGACCTTATTATTTGGAAAAAAGACAGCAACGGATTTACTAATATAAAGGGCATGTTCAGAGAGAACGCTTGGGGAATAGCAGAGAAAATTTCTGCTAACGATAAAGGACTATGGAAGTTGCCCACAAAGTATGTCAGACATTTTAAATGATTTAGGTATAGATTCAGATGATTTAGATTGGTACCACCTTTCAATATGTAGAGG